AGAAAAAGAAACAAACGCCATTATTATTGCATCCTATGGCACTTTTTCTACTGGTGTTAACATTCGCAATATTCATAACATCGTGTTTGCCTCACCTTCAAAAAGCAGAATCAGAGTCTTGCAGTCTATTGGCCGTGGACTTAGACAATCAGAGACTAAATCAAGTGTTCGTCTGTTTGACATTTCTGACAACATCACATACAAATCTAGACCAAACTTCACATACAGACACTTTAGACAACGACTAAATATATACAAGGAAGAACAATTTCAATACAAAGTAGATAGGATAACTTTATGAACTACCATATAGTAAAGCTTTCTAATGGAGAAGATATTCTTTGTACAGTTTTAGATAAACAAGAAACTCAAATTAAAATAGAGTCCCCCTTGCTTATGGAGACTGTTTCAAGACCTACTGCAACAGGTGTTGTAGAATCTCTTGCTTTGGGCAGATGGGTGCAACCTTATTCAGATGAGGAAGTGTTTCTTATTGAAAAAAATTCTATCGTAATTATGACACCAGCAAGTGCAGGGTTATCCAGATATTACGAACACATCTTAAAAAACTTAGATATTGTTTTAAAAACAAAAAGTCCTAGTGACGAAGACCTAGATCGAATTGAAATGGAAGATAGAGATGAACAAGAAAATCTTGTTGCCGAAGAAGATTTAGAAGCTATACTAGAAAACTTTGAAGTAGATGATAAAACCTTTCACTAGTGTATTATCTGAAAAAGGTACAAGACCTATTATACACGATTTTTATCGTTTGTCAATGAGTAAATAATATTATTTCAATCTTGACAACTTCTTGTTTTTGTAGTATATTAGTAAGAACAAATTATGAAAGGAAACACTATGGCTCGTACAAAAGCAAAAGGTGTCCACTACGTTGATAATAAAAAGTTCCATGAAGCAATGGTTGAGTATAAAGAAAAACAACGAGAGGCAGAAGAAATAGGCGAAGAGCCACCGATGGTATCAAACTATATTGGTTCATGTTTTCTAAAGATCGCAAATGGTTTATCATATAGACCAAACTTTATTAATTACACATACAGACAAGAAATGATTTCAGATGGTATTGAAAACTGTCTGCAATACATTCACAACTTTGATCCCGAAAAATCTAAAAATCCTTTCTCATATTTTACACAAATAATTTATTATGCCTTTATTCGTAGAATACAAAAAGAAAAAAAACAAAGTCATGTCAAACACAGAATGATTGAAAAACAAGAATTTGTTCCTTATGTAACTATGCCAGGAGACAGTACAAACTATTCAGTAAGTGGTTTTGATATCAATGTTATGGTGCCTGATGAGGCTGTATATAAACCTAAAAAGAAAGAAGTTACTAAAGATAATGCAAAAGGATTAGAAAACTTTATGGAATTAGACGATTGAAAATAGCAATTATTACTGACACACACTTTGGTGCAAGAAACGACAATTTAAATTTCAACGAATATTTTTACAAATTCTACGAAGAACAGTTCTTTCCATACCTAAAAGAAAACAATATCACACACTGTATTCATATGGGTGATATTATGGATAGGCGTAAGTACATCTCATATAGAATAGCTAAAGATGTTCGTGAAAAATTTATACAACCGTTTGTTGACCTTGGTATAGAACTACACGTTATGGTTGGTAATCATGACACATATTTTAAGAATACAAACGAAGTTAATTCTGTTACTGAACTAGTTGGTGATAGATATAATAATGTTTACATCTATCCAGAGGCAACAGAGGTTACTTTTGACAACTTACCTATTTTGTTTATACCTTGGATTAATGCATCAAACCATGCACAGACTTTGCAGACTATGGAACAAACTAAAGCTCCAGTTGCAATGGGTCACCTTGAGGTTCAAGGTTTTGAAATGATTCGAGGAGTGAAAAACGAACATGGATATGATAAGAATCTTTTTAGAAAATTTGATACTGTTTTCAGTGGCCATTTCCATGTCAAGTCAGATGATGGTCACATTTATTACTTGGGTTCTCCATATGAATTATATTGGAATGACTGTGAGGATAGAAAAGGATTTCATGTTTTTGACACTGAGACAAGGGAATTGGAACGAATTTTAAATCCAAGAACAATTCATAAAAAGATATACTATAACGATACCGACACAGACTATAAACAACACGACATAACACAGTATAAAGATAATTATGTTAAAGTTATTGTCGTAAATAAGAAAGATTTGTATCAATTTGACCAGTTTGTTGATAAATTGTTACAAGCAGACTGCCACGAAGTCAAAATTATAGAAGATTTTTCTGACTTGGATGCAAACTCAGTATCAGATGATATTGTTGAAAACACACAGGATACTATGACATTACTCAGTATGTACATTGATGAGTTAGATACTTCCCTGTCTAAAGGAAGACTCAAGAATATACAAAGAGAACTTTATACGGAAGCTCAAGACCTACAAATATGATTAATTTTAAATATGTGCGTTGGAAGAACTTTCTTTCAACTGGTAATCAACCTACAGAAATTCAATTAGACAGAAACCCAACAACACTTATTATTGGTGAGAATGGTGCTGGTAAATCTACCATTCTAGATGCGTTGTGTTTTGGTTTGTTTGGTAAACCATTTAGAAACATCAGTAAAAACCAGATGGTAAACTCTATCAACAATGGTGGTGCAATGGTAGAGGTTGAGTTCTCTATTGGTTCAGTCCAGTACAAAGTCATTCGTGGTATCAAACCAAACAAGTTTGAAATTTATCAAAATAATAAACTTATGAACTTAGAAGCAAATGCTCGTGACTACCAGAAGATTTTAGAACAACAGATTCTAAAACTGAACTATGGTTCGTTTACACAGGTTGTGATTCTTGGTAGTTCTACATTCGTTCCATTCATGCAGTTGAAGGCCAGACATCGTAGAGAGGTTGTCGAGGAAATCCTAGACATCAAAATCTTTTCTACCATGAATCTTATTCTGAAACAAAAACTTAAAACTGTTATGGAAGATATTCGTGACATTGAGTATCAGTATAATCTAGAAACAGAAAAGGTAAGTTTACAAGAAAATCTAATTTCTGATTTAAAAGATAACAAAGACAAAATCATTAAGCAGAAACAATCTCTTATTGACAGTAACGAAGAAGAAATATTTAGTAGAACAAAAGAAAAATCTGACATTGAAACTCAAGACAAAGAACTATTGGAGTCTATTACTGATAAGACATCTGTTGATGCAAAGAGTTCTAAACTAAAAGAGTTTCGTGCTACTTTGAATGAGAAACATAAAACACACTCTGATATGATTAACTTTTTTGAAACAAATGAAGATTGTCCAACTTGTGAACAACACATTGATGAAACATTCAAAGAGAGTATGATTGTATCTAAGAAATCTGACATTGAAGAATTATCTGTTGGTATGGGTAGATTAAAAAAAGAACTTGCGTCTGTTGCAGCTCGTTCAGATGAAATCAAAGGTATTACCAGTAAGATTAGAAGCAACTCTATTAAACTTGCAAGCATCAATCAGTCTATTACTGAACTAGAAAAGTTTAATTCTAAACTTCACACAGAGGTTGAACAGTTTACCAAAGATGGTGTTGGTCAATCAGACACAGTAAAACTTGAAGAATTAAAGGTAAATGTAAAAGATATTGGTCAACGTAGAACTGAACTAAGAGAAAGTAAAGTTTATCTGGAAGCCTCTAGAAGTATGTTGATGGACACTGGTATCAAGACCAAGATCATTAAACAATACCTACCGATTATGAATAAACTGATTAACAAGTATCTTACATCAATGGAGTTTTATGTTAACTTTCACACTGGATGAAAATTTTGAGGAAACAATCAAGTCACGATTCCGTGATGAGTTTTCTTATGCATCGTTTAGTGAAGGTGAAAAAATGCGTATTGACCTTGCACTACTCTTTACTTGGAGAGCCATTGCAAAGATGAAAAACTCTACGAATACAAACTTGTTAATCCTAGATGAGATATTCGATAGTTCTCTTGATGGTACAGGAACAGATGAGTTCCTAAAAATTCTAAACACTCTTGGTAACGAGAATGTATTTGTCATATCACATAAACAGGATGCACTTGCTGACAAGTTCAGAAGTACAATACGATTTGAGAAGATTAAAAACTTTAGTCACGTTGCAACATAATGTCATTAAGAGTAGTTAAAAGATTATCAAGAAATGCTGCAAGTGATGAGTGTTATACACCATGTGACCAAGTACTTCCTATACTGGAATACTTGGATAAGGATAAAACTTATTACGAAGCCACTAGTGGTATATCATCACAGATTGTAGATGGATTTAAAAAATATGAATACAATATCGTTCCTAGTAACAACAAAGACTTTTTTCAATGTTCCCCTGACGATGTACATGATGGTGTCATAACTAATCCACCATACAGCATCAAAGATAATTTTATCGAACACTGTTATAATATAAAAAAACCATTTGCATTATTCCTTCCTGTTGCATCTATGCAAGGCGGCAAACGTGGACAGATGTTTATGGAATATGGTATGTCTTGTTTGGTATATAATTATAGAGTAGACTTTACTGGTGGTGGTTCTCCACCATTTGGTAATGCATGGTTTATGTGGGGTTGGGATACAATGCCACCTAATACTATTCAATGGGTAAACAATCCAAAACATCGTAGTAGTACTGACGCTATAACAACAAGAAACGAATCACGATTCGGTGTTGGTGCAGATTTGACAGAATTTATGGTATGAACGTGAT